GTCTGCATACTTTTCTCGTCCATGGTGAAACATCTCAATCACACAGCTTCTCAACATCTGAGCATCATGTGCTTCCATACACACTGAATCACTTGCTGTACAAACAGTTAGCATCTTGTTAATCGAAGCCCACTCCAACGGTGCCAGCCAGATACCAGAAACATCATCCAATACCCATTTTCTCTTCAGAAAGGAAACTTCCGAGAATGGGATATATGGAACTGATTCAGCATCCTTTGACGCCATGGTGTAAACAACATCAATCTTACTCAACTCTGTCTGAATTGCTGTGTGATTAAACTCTACCCTATCTTCAGAGACTGACATCACATTATCGTCTCCATAATTCATCTGTGTAACATAACTATTGAAAAAACGCTCTTTATCAAATTTATATATCGAATAATAAGCGTATCTTATATACAAACTATTTACAATATTATTTACAAATACAGTCATAGGATGACCAGACGGCTCTGAACCTGATACCACTACAATCTCCCCGAAAAAATCATATGTAGGGTAACAAATTTCCGTTGCAATCCCTCTCATGACTGTTAAATCTTCTTCGGAATAACCACATTTACTAGCTAAATACAGCAAACATGAAAAGGCTGCCATAGATGCAGTTGGAGACATTGAAGAATCAAAACTAGCATAATCCCCTGCTATCATGCGGTCACTACCCTTCTGAGTAACATGCTTTACAAATCTATCCCAATCTCTTCCATGCGCGTTTATACCAACGGCGCTCTCAAACTTATAGGGATTTCGCATAATAATCACTCCTAAAGGTAGGAAATATTTTCTAACAATTAATAATCCTTCTAGAGAAACCCCAGCAAAAACTCTAACTTTTCCGCTACCTATTTTCTTGGGTTCATCTTTTAAGGAACATTTAAACACAAAGTGACATCTCTTCCCTGCTAACAACATCTTCTCGCATTTCTCAACGCGATCCCAGACATAATCAGGGGCTTCTATAACATCAGTGACAAAATCACTAGATACACCTGTTCTTGTTAAAACCGTACTTTTGGGTTTATTAATAGGAAATCCACAACTAGTACTCATTACTACTGACCTAAGTTGTGCTATTCCGTCTTGACCAGAGAGAGTTATCTCCTTGCTTAAGGGTTGTATACCCCTCAAAGCACTATCTGGTAAAGTATCAATTATACTCATACAATAATCATTAGCAGCTAATGCCATTCTATCAGCATCCATAGCACTGATCTCACACATTCTAACTGCTTCTTTATGTTTAGGAATATAATTATTAATATTCTCAGGGGGACCCCATATACAAGGAATATCAAATACTTCTTCAATTGCGTCACTAAGTAACGTCTTAACAACGGAAGTACTTGGTCTTTGTCTCGGTCCACTATGTTGACCATAAAGATTAAAAGATCCCTTTTCTAAAAATTTAAAGGGACTCTTGGGATGAATATTCTCTAGTAAAGAAACAGTTTTATAAGGTCCTATATCTGATAGG